TGATGGTAATAATCAAGATGTTTACTTTAAAAATGAAAAAATAGTATCATCAAACACGGTTGGCGCAGTAGTATTAAGAGCAAAACTTGTTGGACAAATAAGCCAGATAAGAGTAACTCCTACAAGGAGAGGTTTATTATATGAAGGTGCCAATACAACTATAAATTATCCTGGTGATCCAGTAGTTTTTTATGGTGGTTTAAATGATGCTGATGGAGTAGGTGCAGAGGGAAATATTGGTGAGACCACAAAAGGTTCATTAAAAAGAATTTCGATTGCCAATAATAATGGTGTTTTATTAGGTGGTTTTGGGTATTCAGAAAAAAGTACTACATTATCCAATACTACAATAATTAATATTACAGGTGGTGGAGGTGCTACGGCTGAAGTTGCTGGTATCAACGCAGCAACTGTTTTTATTGGTAATTCTTTTTTTAATCCTACGTCAATCATAAGTTTTATACCAACAGACAGAATTGGTTCAAAAACAGGAGGTAATCCTTCAGTTGAAGAAGCTCAATATCTATTTGATACTTCTAATGGTTTTATATTAGGTTCTGGAGTAAGTTTAGGTTTGGCCTTTGCAAACAATACGGGATATACTTCAAATGCAAGTGTGAATTATAGTTTTGCTAATATAGCAATATCAAATGCAACTAGCAATTTGGCATATTCATTGTCTTTTGCACCGGCATTCAATACTTACCCCATTTCTTCTGTAATTGTTACAAACCAAGGTGGTGGTATAAAAACTATACCAACTATTACAGCACAATCCTTATATAGAAGTCAAGATGCAGTATCTAAAGGTGATTTAGGTGCTTTAGGTATTCTTGGTCCAATTAAAATTGATACAAAAGGTACAGGTTATGGTGTCGGTAATGTGATAAACATCATTGGTGGTTCAGGGTATGGTGCTTTTGCAAATGTAATTACTGTTGCTGCCAATGGAGCAATTCTAAATGTCGCTTATGTTTATCCAACAACAACAACTGTACGACATCCATTGGGTGGTATGGGATATAGACTTGATGCTTTACCCACACTTACTATTACATCGGCTAGTGGTGTAGGCGCTGCATTGTCTGTTACAGGTATTGTTGGCCAAGGAGCTGCATTTATTGCAGAACCTGATAGAGTTGGTTCTATAACATCAATCAATATTTCTGATTTTGGTGAAGATTATATTGCTCAACCAAATGTTTCTTTTAGGGTACATGATATTGTTGTAAGAAATATTAGTCCAGGCAATGCGCCAACAAAAGGAGATTTAATTTATCAAGGCGCCAATACTTCTTATGCTACATATTTGTCTACTGTAGATTCTTTAACATTAATTCAAAATGATGTAGATCCAACAGCTTCGTTATATATACTAAGAGCTTTTAATTATACTTCTGTACCTAATATTGCTCAACCAATATTGGCCAATAATGAATCGTATTCTTTAACTATAACCAATAGTTATGCTCCCACAATCACAACACAATATGCTGGTATTAATAGTCAAAGATATGCCAATGGTGTTATTACATATGGTGATGGTACCGCAACAGGTACTGCAACATTCTTAAATGGTTTAACATTAGGTACTGGACAATACTTAGATTCTTCAGGACAACCAAGTGCATTCGATGTGTTACAAAATGAAATTTATAATAACTTTACATATCAAATTACATTAGAAAAAGAAATTGCCAAATATAGAACCGCACTATTGAATTTATTACATCCTACTGGTATGAAAGTTATCGGCAGGTACGCAATGAAAGCCGATGAATCATTTGATGTAACCATTTCAGATGCTTTACAGACAGGCAATACATTATTTCATTTTACAGCCAATGCTAATTCAGCTGTAACAATAAGTTCCAATGGAGATTTTAGTCAATTAAGTTCGAATGTTATATCATTTAGTAGTTTACCGTGGTCTGGTGTTGCCAACTTGGCAAATATTTTTACTCAAAATACCATAATTTCTTTTGTAAATCAAGCCAACGATTCTTTCTATGGTATAGTAAATACAGTAAACACACTCGCCAATACAGTTACATTAAAGAATAATGTTTGGTTGAGTATGATAAATGTGGCAAGAGGGTCTGCGGTCTCTGGATCCAACACTATAAATATATCAAATGTTTATACTTCATCATACAATCTATTTAATAATGGAAACTATAGTTCTAACAATCCAATAGTTGATATTATTCAAGTTGGAGATTTTATTAAATTAAACAATGAAGTAAAATTAATAACAAATGTTAATTACACAGGTAATAACAAAATATTAACTTTGGCAAACAACTTTACATACAGCAATACTGGAAATATAAGTGTGAACAAAGTATTTACAACTAAAGCTGCAAATGTTCAAATAATTAAAATCACATCAGCAGGTTATACTTAATAAATAGAATATGGCAAATCAAAATCTACTTACTTACGGCTTTAATGTTTCTCAAATAAAACAAGATTATTATTCACCAAGTCTTGTTTTATCTGGTACTACTTCGCCTACAGAATCAATCTATTGTTTTTTATCTCAAATTATTCCTTGGGTTGATGATAATAATCCAGATGTTCCAATACAAACACAAAAATATATTAAGAGTGTGTTTAATTCGATGTTTGTGGCAAAAAAAATATCAACAAATAATATAACTCCTATAGCTCAAAGAATAGATTGGACAGCAAATACAAACTATTCTTACTACCAGGATGATGTTGATATGTTTGCTAGGTCAAATACAACAGGTCTTTTAGTTAAGAATTTTTATGTAAAGAATAGATATGACCAAGTATTTAAGTGTTTAGCAAATAACAATGGTGGACTTTCAAATACAGAACCTTTTTTTCAACCAGGAACGTATAATACGAATCAAGTTTTTACTAGTGGTGTAGATGGTTACAAGTGGAAATATATTTACACAATAGATATTGGTACAAAAACAAAATTTATGGATCAAACTTGGATGCCTGTACCAGTTGGTTCACAAACTCCGAATAGTTCAGCTACAGCTGGTAGAGGTAGTATTGATGCCATTATACTTACCAACGGTGGTACTAACTATGAACCTTCAAATACCATAATAACAATTACTGGTGATGGTAGTGGTGCTACTGCTAATTTAACAATCTCTAGTGGTGTTATCACCGATATTAATATATTCAATCCAGGGTCAAATTATACATACGCCAACGTGTCTATTACATCTGCTAACACACAGGCTTCAAATGCTGCGGCGTTTGCACCTGTGTCTCCTGTAGGTGGCCACGGGTATGATCCTGTTTCTGAATTAGGTTGTAGTCACATTATGTATACTGTAGAATTCAATTCATCCGAAGAATCGAGTGGTATTGAATATGTTCCAACTGATATTGATTATCGCCAAGTTGGTCTATTAATTAATCCAATGTCTTCCGATACTTTTCCAGCATTTGCTAATGCAGCAATATATGATTTAAGTACACAAATAACTGTTGCTTCTGGGTTTGGGGTGTATTCACCAGATGAAATTGTAACTCAAACAGATATCAATGCAGCTTCACCAACATTTGGCCAAGTTGTTTTTACTGGTACAGTATTAAGTTTCAATACATCAACCAATGTAATTAAGCTGATAAATACTAGTGGAACACCGGTAACAAGTTCGTCAATTCAAGGACAAACTTCAGGAGCTACAAGAACTTTATTAGCATCAACTTCACCAAAGTTCATGAAATTTTCAGGATACATAGCATATATTCAGAATAGAAGTGCTGTACAGAGAAGCGCTGACGGAATAGAACAATTTAAATTTGTACTAGGATACTAAAGGAATAAAATGGCATTAAATTTTAACGTTGACCCATACTACGATGACTTTGACCCGTCAAAAAACTTTCATCGAATCCTTTTTAAACCTGGTGCTGCAATTCAAGCTCGTGAGTTAACTCAATCACAAACTATATTACAGAGTCAGATTTCAAAATTTGCTGATAATATTTTCTCTCAAAATACTCCTGTAACTGGTGGTAAAGTAACAACAAACCAAAATTGTTATTATATAACATTAAATACACAATTTGCTGGTGTAGATATCTCCGCTTTAAATTTTCTTAATAAAGTTATTCAAGATTCTACAGGTACAATATTAGCAAAAGTTATTAAAACAGTTGAGACAACAACAGTTGGTACTATTACTGGTGATCCACCAACTCTCATAGTCTCATATTTGTCTGGAGTTAAATTTTCTGACGCTCAAACTATCGTTTGTGCTGATGGATCTAATTTTACTGCTACAACTACTGGTGTTTCTGGTGGTACTACTTGTACCGGATTGGCTTCTGTATCTTCTATCTCTGACGGTGTTTTTTATATTGTTAATGGTTATTCACAATCATCAACGGCTAATGAAGATGGCAGTTTTACAAAATATTCAATTGGTAATTTTGTTTCTGTACAACCACAAACTACTATTTTAAGTAAATATAGCAATACACCTTCAGTTAGAGTTGGTTTACAGATTACAGAAACAATTTATGATTATGTCAATGATTCTTCTCTGCTGGATCCAGCAATTGGTGCATCAAATTATCAAGCTCCTGGTGCCGACCGATATGTAATTCAATTAGAATTAATAACTTTACCTTTACAATTAGGTAATGATGATACTTTTATTGAGTTACTTCGCATTGAAAATGGTAGTATTTCAAAACAAACTGATGGTACTGTATACTCAGTCATCGATGATTACTTTGCTAAGAGAGATTGGGAAACTAACGGTGATTACATCGTCAATGATTTCAAACTAACTCCAAACACAGAGAGCTCTGGTGATTCTACTAAGTATAACTTAGGTATTGGACCTGGTATTGCTTATGTTCATGGTTATAGAGTAGAGAATCAATCAAGAGTTTTATTGACAGGTAACAGAGCACAGACAACAGATTCAATAAATGATAACGGTGTTTACATTGATTATGGAAGTTATTTTTATGTTGATAATGCTAATGGTACATTCGATGTAACAAATATGCCTGTTGTAGATTTACATTCTGTTCCAGCTTCTAACATTGTTTCTACAAACACAACTACATATACATCAACACTAGTTGGTTCAGCATACATTAGAAACTTAACATATAGTTCTTTTGGAACTAATTCAAATACAAAATCATATGTTTATAAAGCCTATGTTAGTGATATAAAAACAAATACACTAAGAGGTACTTCAAATACAACAGGTAACACCGCCACAACTATTGCTTTCTATGATACAACAGGTAAGTTCTCAAATAAAGCCAATGCTTATTACGGTGCCACAATAGCTATTACTTCTGGTACAAGTGTTGGTGACGCAAGAAGAATTGTTTCTTATGATGGTGCCACAAAAGTTGCTACTGTTGACCAAGCATTTACAGTAACTCCAGATAGTACAACTAATTTCTCTATTGCATTTTCAACAACTGATGTTGAATCTATTGTAAAAGCCAATTCATCATATGCATTAGAAGCCAACACAAACATTAATTCAATTAATGGTAAAGTTAGTGGTATTAATACTGGTGATACAATCTATCAAAGCGCTGGTATGCCAGAAATGATATTCAGCCTTGGATATCCATTTGCAGCCACACTAACCAATACAGATTACTATTCAACTAGAGTTTATCGTGGTAAAACATTTACAGGTTCTGTATTAACACTTGATTCTAAATCAGGTAACGCTAGTAGTCCAATTCGTTTTCTAGGAACAGGAACTTTAAGTGAAGATTCCAAGAAACAACTGTTTACTGTTATTGATAGAGCAGGTGGTAACATTTTAGATTTTGCAACATCAGGAAATACAATATCTATTTCAGGTAACACAGCGACATTTACATCAGCAACATACTCTGGTAAAACAGTTGATATCATTGCTCAAGTTCAAGTATCAAGTGGCGACTCAACATCATTTGTATTAAAGAGTAAGAACCTTGTAGTTGGTAATACAACTCATGCTCTTGCACAAACTTCTGGTACAACAGTTGCCACAAATTGGAAAGTATTAACAGGAATTGGCGTTTCATCAGGTCAAGTTTATATTCTAAATGCTGGTATTTCTAATCCTCCAAATGCAATATCATTATATGTTAGTGATGTAAAGAAGATTGTAAAAATTATTGATACTAAGGCTTCAGGAACAGTTGTAACAAATTCAATGTTGTCTGATTCTACATATGATGTTACTAATTTCTTCTCGTTTGATAATGGCCAAAGAGATAACTTCTATGACCATTCTTCTATTAAGTTATTGCCTGGTGCTCCAAAACCACAAGGTAATATTTTAGTAATATTCGATTATTATGACCATACAGCTGGCAGTAGTGGTGATGGATACTTTAGTGTACGTTCTTATTTGGGTTCTGGTAATGGTGGTGTTGCTACATCTCCGGAATCTTATGCTCAGATTGGAAGTTATACAAGTACACATGGTACAACATATAGACTTGCCGATTCGGTTGATTTCAGACCTGTAAGAGCAAATCTTTCAACAACTTATACTTGGGAATACACAGGTACACCATCAACTTCAAATGATGTTGGTGTATTGATGCCTTACAATCTTACAAATTTCCAAGGTGATTACTCTTACTATTTGGGAAGAAAAGATAAATTAGTTTTAACTAAAGACAAAGAGTTTTTAATTGTAGAAGGAACTCCGTCTACAAATCCTAGATATCCATCTGAACCTGATGCTTCTTTAGTTCTTGCTAATTTAACACTCGATCCATACACAGCTTACATACCAGGTGAAAATCCTCCTGGTTTATTGGCCAACTTGTCCATCAATAAAGTATTACATAAGCGTTGGGCTAAAAAAGATATTACAGATTTGGAAGACCGTGTTAATAACTTAGAGTATTATACCTCATTAAG